CGATAACAATTTGTCCATGTGAATTAGATTCACAATTAAATTGTATAGCACCTGAATTTGTGTTACCTCTAACAGTTACATGACCTGTACCATTAGGGGCTAATTCTAAATCTGCATTAGAAGTAGTTACAATATCTGAACCATTTAAATCAAGATTACCACCTAATTGAGGTGTAGTATCTTCTGATACATTTGATATTGCAGCAGATGTAGCTAGTCCTGATACAACAGTTGATCTTGCAACTTTTTTAAGACCACCACCTGAAGTATCAACTGCTAAAAATACATCATCGTTAGCAATAGTTGATATTTCAGATAATGAAGTTGCTGCTATTGAATTAAAATTAGTACCATCTGCAACTAATAAATTACCTGCAGTGTTTGTACCCATAGTAATATCATCACCTGATACTGTAAGATCTCCCGATATAGTTAAATTTCTAATCCCTGTATAATCTTTGTTTGCATCTAGTATAACTGCTTTACTTGCAACAGCTGTTCCTATTGCTGTAGAACCTATATCTAAAGCATTAAGTTCACCTACAACTGCAGTTATTCCATCGAGTGTATTTAATTCTGCTGTAGTAGCAGTTACACCATCTATTAAATTTAGTTCTGCAGCCGTTGCAGTTACACCATCTAATATGTTTAATTCTGCTGCTGTTGAAGTTACTCCATCAAGTATATTAAGTTCCGCAGCTGTAGATGTTACACCATCTAATATATTAAGTTCTGCTGCAGTTGATGTAATAAGAGTACCATTTAAATTAAGAGCATCAACATTAGCTGTGCCATCTACATATAAATCTTTAAACTCAAGAGAGGAAGTTCCTAAGTCTATATCATTATCTGTAATAGGCACAATAGCACCATCTTGTATTCTTAACTGCTGTACAGCAGCTGAAGATACCTCTACATAAAATTCTAAATGATTATTACTTGTATCAACAAGTATTTTATTTAAAGCATCACTATCCCTAAGAGTAGTTACAGGGCCACCATCACCCGCAGTACCATCATGCGTGTGTCCTGTAGATGCATTAAATGCGGCTAATAATTGGTTAAACTCATCATTAGTATGAGCCGCAGTGATAGTATCACCTGATGTAAATGTTGATTGTCTTGCCGAATAGCCTGCCATTATCTCCTTCCTCCTGGGGTAAATTCTAATTGAAAGCCTTTAATTGAAAATGCATTTGAACTACTTTGATCATCTATTTTAAGTGCAACTGCAAATCCTGAACCTTCTACCGATTGTCTAATTAAAGGTATTCCAGATGCATCATAGGTAGCATTATTATATAAAGCTACTCCATAAACTGCTGCACCACCTCCTGATACGATTGCTATCTTATCTGGTTGAGGTGAGTTTTGATCATCATAATCATATCTAACTGCTAAATCTGCTTGAACTGCTGTTCCTTCTCCTTCATAGTTTAAATTAACTCTTTGCATATATTTTCTAACACCTGGATCTCCCATTACCATATCTGGAGATCTATATGTAGCTAATATTGTAGAGTTCGTTGTACCATTAGCAAATGTATTACCAGTTTCCATTTTATAAATATAACCATCAAAGCCACCAAATACTTGTGTCTCAACATCACTGATAAAATCAGAATCTGTTGATGATGGTTTAATGCCTATCATATCTGAATATTCAAAACCAATTTGCCCTGTATTAGGATTAGTTTTTAATACTCCTATAATTCCTTTTGCTGAACCTTGTGCTCCACTAGTTGTAGGGTAGAATAATCTATACTGTGATTTATCTCTAATAACTAAAGATGATATTCTATTTAATCCTATATCATCAATTCTAGATTGTATTTGTCTAGAAATAGATCCTAATTCAACGTCACCAATTCTGGCTGTACCAGCAATAGTTCTTAATCCATCTGGTGCTAAAAATATAACATCACCACCAATCTCTTGAATACTACCACCATCTCTACAACCTATATTTCTTGTAACTTCTTGTACTGCAAAATTACTAGAAGTTGTACCTGTTAGTTTATAAATTCTATCTGTACAAAATATAATTAATTCATTCCTAAATACTTTTAATCCAACTACTGCTGAGTCAACTTTAAATGATCCTGCACCACTACCAGTTGTAAAATTATCTTCTGCAAATGGTACACTAAATATAACTTCTTGTGAATTAGTTGCACCAGCATAAAACATATGGTTTTGAAATACTTTTACAAACTTAGGATTAGTTGGGGCTGTTCCACCACCTGTTGCATTTACTACATCTACAGCAAAACTTGCGTTAATTATTTGTGCTGGTGAATGCCCTGTTGCAATAATAATTTTATCTGTACCATCAAAATTAAATTTTTCAAAGTCATATGCTACAGTTGATGTTCCTAATCCAGTTGTTAAACTTGTCCAACTTCCAGAAGTAGTTCCTCTATGTATATCACCACCTCGTGCTGCAATTATTTGCCCATTAAATACTATAGAACAATCTACAACTTTACTAGTATTACTAGATCCTTGTGGAACTATGCTACTATTATATAATGCTGTGCCTCCAACTCTTCTATATCCACCTTTAATATCGGGTTCAAAGTTTTGTAGTATAAGTGCTTCACCAGGAGCCATGGAGAATACATCTTTATTAAGTGTTAAACCTCCAGCACAACTCACTACGAATGGTGAAATTAAATCTGTAGTTGGCATTTACTACCTATCTGACATTACGTTATATACTCTAACATCAGATCTCATATAATCTGCTTTAGTAGAGTAATCAGTTTTAAATAATCTTAATTTTCTTTGGTAATCTCTATCTGCTAATTGTGCATGCTGTGGATCTGATCTTAACATATACACATAGTATTTTGCTCTATCTATAATCAATGAACTAAATCTATCTGGTAATGACATGTTATCACCATGTGCAGATAGATCTGTGTGCGTAGTATAATAGTTATATGATAATGTTAATTCGTCATCGCTTGGTATTGGTGTTACACCAAAAGCTGTAAAGTTTGGTAGTATATATACTTTAGATGGTGTACCTTGTACATCACTATCATTTCTATCATCTATTGATTTATAATTTTGTAAGTAGTCATCATAGGATATATAATTTACTTTATGTCTAGCAGTATCGCTTCTAGAGCATCTAATATAATCTACATCTAAGTTTGTAGTTGTGACTGTATTATTAACTGTAATAAATGTTGATTGGGATGTAGCTGTAAATGTAGCATTTAATATTGCACCTTTACCAAAATCAGTAACAGTTAATGTAGTACTTAAATTCTGTGTTCCTTCTGCGGCTGTACCTACTTGTACTTTTAAAGCAGCACCTACGCTATTAGTATCATAAACTTTAACTTGTAATTTGTATTCTTTATTTACAGTTGTGCTTATAGTTTGATGTGCAGCATAATCATTTAATCTTAATCTCCCATTACCTGTACTTGTATACGCACCACTACCTGCACCTGCTATTGTAGTCCAACTATCTATATTAGATTCAAATTCTCCATTAGTTACTAATTCTCTTGGCCCAATAGTAAATGAATCTCTATCTACTTTTCTAAAATCTGTTGGGAAATTATATTCTGAATCGCCACTAATTAAATTTTGTGTAGTTCTAGAATATAACAAAGGTACTTCTGATGCTTCATTATAAATATCATGTATACCTTTATTAATAAAATCTTTAACAGCAGTTTGTACACCTCTACTAGAACTAAATGTACTAGAGGTTAACTCTGTTTCGTTTAGTTCTCTAAGAACTCTATTTGTTAGTGTTAGGTATGTTGTTGCCATTCTGTAATAACTCTATTATTTTATCAAGTTTTTCTTCTTGATTGTTAATTCTGTTTTCTAAATTACTCATCCTTACTTTATTGGGATCCATAACAATTCTTTGACCTGTGCTTGCATTAGTTTTTTTTCTTAAATCATGTGTAGCCATTTTATTTGTTCTCCTAGTTTGTAAGGGGTATTAAATTAAGGGGGATATAAATACCCCCCTTAAAATTATACAGTATTATACTGCTGTATCGTGTTGTGCGTCTGTATTTCTATCAGTTTCATCAATACCTGAAACATCGCATAGAATAGCAAAAACACGGATTTTACCCGCACTTGAAGCTGCTCCAGCTATTAACGCATCAATTGTGTCTGCTACTTTTGTAGTCAATACAGGTGCTGCATCAGCAACATCTCTTGGTGCATAAGCTGCACCAGTAGCATCGTAAGCATCAACGAAAGCATCTGGATCTGAAAATCCTGCTGCACTTCCTGTGATACCAATATCAATTACTACTGAGCTTGAACATGCTGTTAGTACCTCTAGTCCTGCGTGTAATACTACACTTTCTGCAGGAACGTCAAGACATCTAATAACATCATTCTGAGCTGCACCTGCGTCTCCATTAATTGCAGAGACATCAATTGTATTTTCTATCATATAAGGTGTTCTGCCATTTGCAGAATGTCCAGCTGTTCCGCCAGCACCTGTTACATCATAAGTTGCCATAGTTTTCTATTATCCTCCTAGGATTAACCTATTGTTATAACGCCTCTTTGAACTGCTTCACTTCTAAGGATTTTTCTTCCAAAAACGTGTAGTCCTCTGACAACGTCTGCGAATGAATCAGGGTCTCTGATTAATTCTGTTTTAGCGATATGATTTACTGTTGCAACTCCTGACATGTGTCCGTATACAAAAGCATACTCATTAGATCCAGCAGATCCAAAAGTATGTGATGCAGCACTTCCACCTGATACAGCAATAGCGTTTGATGAGTACATATTAAAACCAAATAATGGTCTGTCTGTAACTTTACCATTTCTGATTTGTGATGCACCACCATCGTTCATTACTGATTGGTCAGATAGTTTTCCGCCTGCTTTTCTTAATTGCTCAAAAAATTCAGGTGCGGCAACTAGCCATCTATTTTCTTCTGGCACATCATTTTTATCCAGGTTCTTTTTAAGTGTTGATACTAAGTTAGCCAAAGTATCTACAGCTGCGTCACCATCAATTGGTGAACTGTCAGTTCCTGCACCCGTACCATCTGTAGCATTGTCGTATATAAACTTCAATACATTATAGTCGTAGCTTTTCTTTAATGAATATGCACCTGAAGAGGTTGCAAGAGCTTCAAAGTTTACATGAGATTGTCTTTCTTCAATATCATCTACTTTAAAAGCAAAGTATGAACCTTGATCGACAGTCATAGTTATTTGGTCATCTGCTAATACTTGTGTATCAACTGTTTGACCTCTAGCATAATCTTTAACTGTGATCGTAGGCTCTTTGATTATCTTTACTGTGTCACCAAAGTTTTCAATTTCTCCAGCGTAATCAGTGTTAGTAATATCTTCTACCACTGATGCTCTTCTGAAGAACTTTTGAACTTTCTGACTAAAGATTTGTGGAGTAAAATTACCTTGTGCAAGGTTTTGATATCCACTAGCGTTTGTAAAAGCCATAATGCTTCTCCTTATTGTTTAGTTAGATTGTTTGTTATTGTTCAATCCTACCTTCTAAACGAGCAAGGTCAATCTCCTTTTCAAATTTTTCAAACTGATCGGGTTTTAAATTACCAATCTCACGAGTTGTCCAAATTTTCTTCTTTGGTAAATCAGAATCAACAGCTTTTCTAGTTTTAGAAATTGCTTTAGCAGCTTCTTTTTTAACATCCTTTTCTTCTTTATTAGTTAGTTTACTTAAACCACGATCCATTTTATATAGATCAATAGCCCTTGAAGCTAACTTAGCATTAGATGTATTTTCATACAACCAACCTTGAATAGTAGGATCTTGTTCTTCAGCCCATTTATGGAAATCATCTTTTGAACGAATTTCACTAAAATCAGGATGAAGTTTTAAAAGTTCTACTTCAGCTTTTTCTTTTGCAATCTGTTCTTGTTGTACTTGTAAACTTTTAAATTTACTTTCTAACTCGTTAGATTGAGTAGTAGCCTTATTCATTGCTATAGTTTCTACCATAGAATAAACATCGGGGTACTCTTTTCTCCACGCCTCTAATTCATCTTTTGATTTAGGGGGTGTGAATTGCTTGTTGTTAGATTCTAATTGCTTAGTCAAAGAATGAAGTTCATCCTTGTGTTTATTAAGTGTAGAATCATAATGCTTTTTTAAATCGTCATAACGTTTCTTAAAAGCACGATCTTCAGCGTTGACAGGGCGTTCAGCGATAGGAGTAGCCTTTTGATCTGTTGGTTCTGCAGTCTCTTCAGATGCATCGGTGTCCTTCTGTTCGGTTGCTGTTTCTGCTTTCTCTCTTTGTTCTCTATGATACTTAGTTAGTTCACCTTTAGCAAATGCCTCAGTTTCAGGATCTTCGTTTCCACGATCCTTACTATATGGATTTGTATTAGATAATACTGTCTTAGTTTCTTGAGAAACTTTCTTTTCTTCTTCCATTACTTTTTACCTATTGGTTGAGTGCCTTATGGATAAGGGTAGCTCTAAACTGTTTTACTAGTTAGTGGGCTAGTCATTATACCTTGACTAGGTGGCACGGTGTTAGTTTCGTCTTGTTTTCGAATCAAGTTTTTAAAATTATCAACTGATCCAAATCTATCAACAATAATACTTGAAGGTACACTTACTGTGTTTTCGTTTATACCAAACTCAGGAAATATATCCTGTCCAAATATTCTGCTGAATACATTTTTAAGAGATGGAGTTAAGTGCATATTTAATACTTGCTTATCTGTATCTCTCAAATTCTCTAAATTTATTTGCGGTATTCTTTCTTCCGCTAATTCTTTTTCCTCTATCTTAGGCATAGGCTGTTTAATATTTCCTAACTTAGGAGGATTAACAGCTGCAGGTTTTCTATTCATTATACCTGTAGTAGTAAATGCTGTTTGATTAGTTATTGGTTGTCCTCTATAATCTACTGCCATTAAAAACTTCCCATTTCATCTGATCCACCTGGGCCAGTAGAGCCTGGAGAAGCACCACCACCTGTAGAAGATCCTACTCCTTGATTACCACTATCTTGACCGCCACCCCTTCTATCAAAAGGTGTAGCTTGCCCTGCAGTTGATACAGGTGCACTTGATGTTGGTGGATCTTTATCTGCACCCCCACCTCTAAATAAATCTTTTTGTTGTGATGTTAAATTTTTAGTTGGGTTAAGTTGAGTTTCTCTAAAATCATCTTGTTGTTTATTTTCTCTATCAATTAGTTCTTGTAGTTTCTTTTTTCTATCTTCTAACACTGATGAATCTTTTTTCATTAATGTTTTATTTATTCTGTCAATTCTTTTTTGTGCAGCACCTGCTAAACCATAGCTAGGATCAAATGGATTACCATATACTAAATTATAATTTGACATACCAGGTATACTTTCAA